GTTATCTAGGTTAAAGCGATACGCACCTTTAAGCTTCTTCTCAGGTGCTGTAAATAGCCTATAACGTAGCATCTTGCCAGTAATAGGGGTATTCACTGTCCAGGCCGCAGAAGTCCACCGAGCCTCGGGTGTACTGTTAACTAAGCCAATCTCGTAATACTTGAGTGAGTCGTCTTGAGGCTTAAGTGCGATCCAGTATTTCTTACCAGTCTTAATCTTTGGCGGGTTAATAAAACGACAAGTAACCCAATCGCCGCTATCGCCAATGTCTCCATTAAGGAATGAGCTTACTGATAGACGGTTGCCAGGTAAGCCGTTTGCGTCCTCTAGGATTTCTACTATTACTGGGCCAGTAGTACCGCCGGGGTTCTTGATATCAATGTCTAGGCGAGTAATACGTTGGTCTACGTTAGCAGTAAACGGTTGCAAAAGAAAAGCGTTGTCTCTATTTATCTTAAACCGCTGGGTAACGGTAGCTGCATTACCAAGTGCTTGAGCCTCACCTAGCGGCTCCATATGCAAAGAATGGCCGCGCCTAGTTGACACGGCCACGCGGCGGGAATCCTTTTGTTGAGCTTGGAGGCGAAAGTTCTTACTAAAAGGACTCTTGCCCTCCTGGAGAAGGTCGACTGGCGTAACAAGGTCGATACCTCCTAGATTTAGCTGGGTAGCAATTTTAACTTGCTGCGCCATTCATCCTCCTATATTTGTAAATTACGCATTTTAACAGGGCCAAATGCGTCGCGCATACCAAAGCGAGTAACCATCTCTTGTAGCTGAGCTTGGTACTGGTTCTCCACCTGAGTAGATAGATCCATATCCTCGTTGCGGTCGTGTACGCGACGGAGAGCACCAAGAATGAGTAGCTCGGTAAACTCTTCGGGGATATCGGGCTTATCGGTATCTTGGGCCATTGTATTTGGCGTTTTGTAGTAATACGTGTATAGTTTGTATTCTTTATCGGTTGGGGCGTCTAATAGAATATTGCCGGCGTATTCAGTCCAGTAGTAGGGCGCATGAGGTTGATTATTCATTGCATCTGCAAAGCGCATAAAGAAATCGCGGTACTCGCATTTCATTTGAAAGAAGTTTTGTACACCGCTCATTGCATGCATTTCTACCCTACTAACGTCATCTGGCAATTTAATGATAGACGTGCCAGCGGGCACATCACCAATAAAGATCTTTTCCATAAATGGTAGTTCGAATTGGTTGAATATATCCCGCTGGGCGTCATTCAAAAAGTTGTCAATGATTTCTGGCTCGTAGTCTTCATCGTCTAACTTATCTATCATCACCCGCTTGCGTAAATCGGCGAGCGTCATTTACACTCCTTATAGGCCAGTAGGAATAAGAACGGTTGGGATAACGTATAGAGCGGCAGCTTTTGCGTTGAGGGTCACGTTTCCACCCGGATCAACCTTGATATACGAACCATCGTTCGACAGCTCGTTGCCTATATTTTTAAGCATCGGGGCTATAGTTGCCTGGATGCCATCGCGATATGGGGCTGGAATATTGAATACGACATTGTTGCCCTGAGTAAGGGTCGGTGTCTGGCTGTATGGGCCGTCTGGCTTCAACAAAAGCATCCCGTTATACCGGCGGTATAGCCATTTACCTTTAGAAGTGGCCTGTTCCACCCAAGCACCATCACTCTCGCCGAGCTTAGGCACGTTAGCGCCTCCGGCTGAGCTGGTAGCCTCTACGGTGTATGCGCCACCGCTAGGTATGAGTGCCAACCCAAGACTCCCCTCCGGGAGCGAGTCCCAGGTGGCTGTCGGGCTGAATCGGCTTAATGAATTTGACATTCTAAGTCCTTTCTATTTAATTACTATTTGCTTATATCTGTTTGTATTTAGTTCGATACTATCGATCTTGCCTGTCTCTATTGTATCAGGGCGGTATCGATCAATGTTTAATGTTTCGCCTTCATAGGCTTTTATTCCTACGTAGTCGGGCTTATATTGTTTGTATTGAATATTGTATACGCTTGGGTCTAATAAGTTATTAGTCCGCGTTATTGTTAGCCGCAAAGTTATCGGCGCTGGCTTCAACGTCAACACCTCGGGCTTCGGTATAAATATAACATTCGGACTACTAATACCGACCCTTAGTTTTAGGCCCTCGGGCTGTATGAGAGCCGCCGTATGGGCCGTTAGAGTCGGAGATGATATATTTACCCTCTCCGTTATTCTAGATGCTCTCAGGGCGTATATGGGGCTTGTGTAGGATAATGCAGGCGGTTTAATTGTTAGACGCTCTACTGCTTGTACGGGGCGTAGCTCGCCTGGCTTAGGCGGCGTATAGGTGAGTGTCGGCTTCGTTTTGAATACGAGATGCACCCAGCCGCGCCTACCTTTAAGGTTATACTTTGGGCCGTTGCCAAGTAGTGTTGGAGACGTTATCGTTAGGCGTTCAGCTGCTCTATTAGGGGAGAGCGTATACCTCGGTGGTGCATAGGTTAGTTTAGGCTTAGATATTGTTAGATGCTCGAATGTTCTGTTGCCGGTAAGGTTGTACCTGTTAACGCTCAATTTCGGAACACTTAATAAGCCTAGCGGTCTTAACCCCGGCGCACCCCAATAGCCAAGCTCTGGCTCTGGTTTAGCGTTAACGTAAGTATCTACGTAGTCGCCCGGCTTTGGCGCTGGCCTGCTATCGGTGGACGCCGAGATATAGTTATAGGTTACAGTACCGCCACTAAAGTGGGCTATACCGACCGATCCATTACTGTCAGCTGGCCAGTAGGTGTCATTAATAACTATCTGCCACCCTGGCTCTACCTGCCCGTCGCCCCAAACTTTAGCCTTAATCTCTGAGCCTTTTACGCTAAATCGTACCCAGTTCCACTCGAGCGGGTTTGCCACTGCTACTGCCTGGCTGAATGTACCGTCTGCATAGTCTACTTTTAAATAGGTTAGGCCATCCACGCCCTGTTGGTAGGCGACGATGTATCCGGAGTCACGATTGCGATTTTGTTGTCGATCGAAGAATACGTTACCACGAATGACAAGCAACCCCTGTTTTGCAACGAGCGTGTCTATCTTGACCTTAGCGAGCAATTCTACATCGCTCTGGCCCTTTACTGGTATAAGCGACGCATAGTGCACCGCAAACCCAGTAGACGTCGTATCCAACCCGTTTGGCCCCGGTGAAATATCACCGTTAGGCCAGTAGTCTTTTTGTATTAAGCCGGGTAAGTCCCGCCATTCTGCGGTTACTAACATAGCCTACCCCGCTACAATTTCAAAATTCAAGGCCACATATTGAGGCCGCCACTCAAGCGGAACGTTTTTCGACGAGTCGTTCGCTGCTCGGGTTGTGGCGTGGACATGAAAGCCGAGGCTATTACCTACGTTAACCGCTCCGTGCACCGGACCGGATTGAGATATAGTATCGCTCATCCATGTGTTGGTTTGGTAGTTTTGGGGGGCTAGTTGTATGGTTTTGCTTCCACCAGTCGATGCAACCGGATCTTGCCCACCAGCTATTAGCGGGAATTTACTGCGTAGGTCTACTAAAGAAAACGTATCGCCGGATATTGTGCCATAACGCGGGTTAGTTCTGATGTGCTCGTACAACAATGGATAATCCCACTTACTATAACCACCCTGCCCGTTAAGGAGAAGTCTCCCCGGCATCGGGTTGGTGTTCAGAGTTGTCACTATATCCCCAACATGTAGCAAGTTTTCATAGTAGACGCCACGGTATACTAACGAACCTTTTTTATGCACTTTTGCTACTATTCCGCGCTGCCCGCGCACTACAGTCAGCGTTTTGCCATTACGTGCCCTAACGGCCATTATCTCCGAGTTAAGCGCCGTAGGTGGTTCGTCAATTGGTGAGACGGTGACATAAAACGGGGCATTAGGGAAGAACTGGTCATAGGCGACCTCTATGTCTATTGTATTAACTTCATCAGTTATAGCCGCAGCTAAAAGGCCTATCGTCATGTTATTGGCCATATGACCTCCTAAATGTCTTCTGCTTTTAATTGAACACCGGTAAGATTAGCCGTACCACCTTGGGCTACTGTCTGCCCTGCAATGTCGGTTACAAATAAAATTTCAGTACCGTTAACGTACGCAACATGTGTAGCCGTGCCGCTCTTTGTAACGCTAAGATTATTTGCCGGGTTAAGGGTTACTACTCGCTCGCCAGCTGTCGGGAATGTTTGAGAAGACGTAGAGTAAGAGCCTTCGCCTAGTTTTTGGCTATTGGCGGTATTGTAATCGTTCGCGTAAGACGGAAGGATTAATACCTTATTAGCGGTGTTTATTTTTGCCAGTAACGCGTTCCATGCGCTATTGTTTACCCATTTTGTCATTGTTAGTTCACCTTATAAGTTATTGGATTAAGTGCAGCTACGCGGAGACGCATTCTATCGAGCTGTTTTTTAGTGAATAGCGTTGGGTTTGATTGTGTAAATTCTAGGGATGCGCCGCGCTTGACAAAACCAGAGTCGGTCTTGAGAATAAACAGGTCGGGCATATAACCCCTGCCTGATCCGAATGAGATCAATTCGAGTATCTGATCCAACTCACTAGTGCCCCCTACAGAATAGAAGTGCGTGAGTATAGAGCCGCCGATCCACGAGCCAGTCGGATGGCTAACAGATACATCCCCGCAAAGATTTCCTCGCCCGTCATAAACCTTAATTCCCTCCAGGGTGCAGTCTACTCTAAAGCCCAGCTCTTCTAGTTTTTCTATGATACCATCTCTTATCATTATTATCTCCTTATCTTAAAATAAGCCCCCTCCGCTTGGGAGGAGGCTTTAAGTCTAGCTACTATTCCTTAGTAACTTTGCGCTCGATGATCACACCAGCTTCTGGGCGAACTGCGCCAACACCGAACAGAGTCGATGCAACAACGTAATCAACGCCAGCGAGCTTGTCGCGGTCACCTTCAGTCTTAGCCATCTGGGCAACACCCTTGAGGGCTGTCTTGTGCATGACGATGATCTGGCTCGTGCGCTTGCCGCCAGCCGTATCAGTCGCCAAAGCGTTGGTGATGTACACCGGAGTGCCGAAGAAGTGGCCAACGTAGCCGCGGTTCTTGACAAGACCAGCCTCGCCAGTTTCCTTGTAAGAGGTAAACTCAGGAATGTTGCGGAGGTCGGCACGTGCGTAACCGTTGAGGAAGATACCACGACCATCCTCCGGAATGTTGTTAGCGTCGAGCTGAGCCATCGCAGCGACGATGTCTTTGTAGCTCAAGTGGCCATCTGCACCGCTAGCGGCGATCTTGCCAGCTGTAAATGCAGCGATAGCTTTCTTGATAGCTTCCTCGTCATGTGCGCGGGCAATCCAGCGACCAAGACGCTCGGTGTAAAGTGCGCGATACTCGTATTTGCTTTGAGTAGCGGCAACGTCCTGGACGCCAACTGCCTTACGGAGGTAGCGGTCAACCAACACATCAACGGTTGATACGTCAACAGCGTCAATAGCCGATGCGCTTTCAACGGTAGTGTTAGTAGCGGTACTGTCGGTGATCTCCTTCATGAAAGGAACGTGAACGACGTCGCCCATGTGGACGCCCTCGCCAAGGTTTGTCTTATCGATAAAATCGAAGACCACGTAGTTGTCAGTGTAGTTCTTCTCGACTTCTGGGCTCCAGATTTGAGGGATAAAGGCCTTCGAAGCCCCGCCGCCAGAGATATCTTTTGCACCTTGGCCGACTGTTGGGGTAACTCGGTTTGCCATGAGTTGTATTTCTCCTAGTTCATTAGTTTGTCTATTTTTGCGGCCATCTCAGGAGAGCCATCGTAGTTGGCTAGTAAGTACTCGAGAGATTCATTGTCCGCTGAATTATCAGTAGCATGGGCTTGAGCGCCCTGCTGGAGTTGTTGATTGATAGACTCCCTTTCCTCTCGGCGGATTTGCTCCGGATCTACATTTGAGGTGTTCTTGCTCGACTTAAGTACGGCTAAATCATATAGAGTGTCGAGGTCGTGTCGTAGGTTGTTTGCATATTCTACGCCGTATTTAGCAGCCTTGTCCTTTACGATGTCGTACATTACCGCTTCGAGATTGCGGTCACGGCCTTGCTCGCCAAAGAATCGCTCAACTTGTCGCTCGTACTTCAAGTTAGCAACCTCTGCGCGCAAGTCGTCAGTAGGTTCGCTGGTATCTGCTAGTTGTTTTGCGCTACGGAATGAGCGCTGATTATCCAGAGCAATTTTAAGAGCTCGTTTAGTGTCCTCGCTAGCGTTATCAAGATCAAAGCCTTGCGCCTTCGCGAATTTACTCAGCCCATTATCTGCTGGCTCGCTTTCTTGGGCGGGCTCAGCTACTACATCTTGCTCTACTGGAGCTTGAGAGGTAGTATCGCTAGAGACATCCGCCGGTTCGTTAACGCTAGTAGGCTCTTGATTGAGGCTAGCATCGTTAGTTCCGGTAAGGGAATCTTCCATTCTAGTGTACTCCTATTAGTTTGTCTATCAGTTTTTCACCCCGATTAGGCGGATATAGGAGGGGTCGGGGCTGCCCCTCCTACGCTGTAAATATTACATTGTTGTAAAAATTATTGGATACTGAAACCTTCAATGTAAAGACGGATTGTATCGAGGCCTACATTGCGCTGTAAAAGATACGCCAACTTCTCAGGCTCAAACTCGAGTTGCTGCGTTGTCTTTCCGTCAACAGTTGGCACTTCCTTGTATATCTCAATAGGCCCGGCAGCTAACGTAGAATTTACATCCTTTTGTAGGTCGATGTAACCCATTAGCTCTTTATAGGCTTCTGTCTTTGAGAATTGCTCCCATTGATGGGCGATTTTCTCCCATTTGTTACTCTCTTCCATTTACTACCTCAATCTGGTTGACGCTTGCTCTGAGCGTACCCGTCTAATGTTGTTATCGTTACTATTAGCTCCGCCGCCGCCTTGGTTGCCGGTTTGGGTTCGCTTATTAAAGGAATCACCGCCTCCCTGCGATGCGCCGGCTCCTAGGAGATATTCTTCTGCGCCTGGTGCTAGGGACGCGCCGCTTTGTACGAGGCTTGGATCAACCGGTTGGCCATCGGGGCCCATCATTGGTTGAGGCACAGTAAGCATTTCGTTGATGTCGTCCTCGGTCATGTACTTGCTAAAGAGAGTCTTGTACATATTACGCAAGAATGCTTCCTGGTTGACGAGAGGGTTCTGGAGACTGAACTGGGCAGCCGTCTGCATTGCCTGGCTGAGCATTGCAATCTCGGCGTCTGCGGTACTCTCAAGTACAACCTTTGGCTGATATTCACCAAAGTAGACATCTGGGCTGTAGACTTGCCAAGTAATCTGGTTATGGTCAGTCATTCGTACTGGAGTGTCCTCTTTAACGAACAGCTGGATCATCTTAAATAGGATTGAGCCTACTTGAGCAAGGCCGCCGTCTTCTAGTGACTGCATCTTAACGTTCGTACGGGCGTCTGATTGTTCCATTTGGTTTGAGATTTCAGTGGCGGTTGTACGGCTATAGCGTTGGCTAATACCTTGGACGGCTGCATCGGCGGCTACTGCTGTACGCATTTGCTGAGTAAGACGACTAATCTCGGCATCAGCGGCTGGGCTAATATCGTTCTTCTCAATTGGGGTGAGCGCACCCTTAGGGATTGGGAATATAGCGCCTGGTGCGGACTGGATACGTTCAGCTAGATGCTGATAGCGGGGCTCAATTTGCCACATATTGTTCAACACGTAAGCAATGTTGTCGCGCTTCTGGCTCGCTGTATCGTTGAGTAGTTCCTGTGTCTTGAGAATAACCTCAGCAATACCCTTACCGTAGAATAGGCTCGTATCAACGTAATTGCGGGCTACTGCGAACGGTAGAAAGCCTTTAATGGCGGGGATTTTCACCTTCATTGGGATAATCTCACCGTCTAAGTCCATCGGCAGCTCTTTTTTAGACTCTTTTCGGGCGTAGGGGTTATCCTCTTCTAAGATAACAACGCTACGGTTAGCAATCATCACATGTTTTTTCTCAGTCCAGTAATCGATAACCTCTACCTGCTCGCTGATGGCGTCTTTCCCGTAGGTAGAGCCGATCAACATCTCCTTAATGTCTTTGTCCATCTCCTCGCTATCAGTTCCGGATACCACCTTGTCGAGGTTTTTGTATTTATTCTCTACTCTACCCGTCTCAACATCCACCTCCATTTGAGATTTGAGTTGTTCAATGCTTGTAAGATAACGATATCCTGCATAGCGGGGGTAGCCAGGCTCATCTGGATTGTTGATATGGCGCGCTGCGGGGTCTACGAAGAAATCATTTAGTGGAACATTCTGGATAAGCGGGCGATCTTTTAGCCAACTAAAAGCCAAAACACCCGTACCATATAGGGCCATATCCTTAATCCAGCTAATCATCTTATCGGTCATGTTGTTAATGGACCAGTAATAGTTGACTAGACCGTTAAGGGCTTCTACGCTTTGCTCTTGCTCTTCGTGTAGTGGCCAGTACTTAAATCGCGGCTTTGTTTTGACATATGAGGACACGAGGGCTTCTACAATTGAGAAGGTTTCGGGCACAAACTCATCAGCTTGTCCTGCATATCCCCTAATTGTTCTAATGCCGTTGTAAGACTTAAATGCATTTGCCCAAGTCTTCTTGTAGTGGGATTCGGTATACATCCGCGCCTTATTAAAGCGCTTAGTCACCTCTTGTAGTGTTTTATCATCCATTGGTTATTTTATGCATCTTTGCGGTAGAAACTACCTTTAAATTTGATATATCGTTATCACCCCAAGGGAATAGCTGGTAAGCAATAGCTGTACTCATCACCACGTCGTCATGAGAGCCTTCCTCTGCGTTCATTCTACCACGCTCATCACGTACGTAGCTGAATGCCTCATTAATGAATATGATATCCTTATCTTTAATCACGCGCTCACGTACTAACTTGATAAGATCGTCAATCATGAGGCGTTTAGTGCGCATATCAGTCTTCCAGCCAAGGTTAACTGTAGGCGTCTCCCATTCCTCATCATAGCCTCTGTCACGTTTGTAAAGGTTCGTATAGAAGGTATCGCGGAGTTTCTGTACAGTTGTTAAACCGTGGTTGTTTACCTCTACGCCTATAAGGGCATAATTGTAATACGTACCAAGAGCGCCTAAGATCTCGCCGAACTTGTCCGGGTCACAATGACCTCTCCACCTTGCCACTACTGCCATTGTTGAGATATCTACAACAGTAGCAACGCTAAAGTCGCCGCCTTTAAGACCCTCTGCAACATCTGCACCAATAACGTACTCCTTATAAGGCTTAGGCTTCTCCCAAATCTTGAGAGGTGCTTTATAAGTGAAGTCATCGGGCGTTTCGTTAGGTTCGAATGGTACTTTCTCTAACTCAAATTCCTCATAAGGGCGATCCTCTAATGGGGTAATCTTGTAATAGTCGACATCCTCTAATGGGGTTGCATCCTTCTCCATCTCCTGTAGGGCTAATGGATTGAATACGTTCTTACCGCTTGCGATGAATGCCTCTTGCCATGTGGAGGGGTACTCCTGGGGCAGGCGCTCGGGGGTTGCTGCGAAGTCTTTCGCTTTTCTTCTATAAAATGCAAGCTTCCTAGGGATAGCCTCCTCGCTAATGGGGAAATGATGTCCTAGTGTATCATGCCCTCGCCTCATAAGGTCGACTAAGAATAGCTCGTAATCGTTGAGTTTACCTAAATCTTCAAATGTGGCATCGCGCTCGTAGGTATCAAGAATCCACCAGGGAGCGAAAGCGGGTTGGTAGTTGTTTTTACCTTCTACGGCTGCGACATACTCTTTATGGAAGTAGTTACCTCGCCCTTCTGCTGTAGACTCCAGAAACACCATTGAGGGTTTATCCATCACCTCTGCATCTGGTACTGTCTGCATAAGAGAGGCAACCAAATCTTCGCCGTTCTCCCAAGTCGCTACCTCGCTTCCATGGAGGAAGTTGATAGTGTCTGAACGCCCCGCGGACTTATTCTTAGCTGTCTCAATCTTAATGGCTGAGCCTAGGCCAATCTGCTTGCCACTCTCATCGAACTTCTCAAACGTAAGGTCACTTTTGGTGTTGTAACGAACACTCGGTTTAAACAGAATATTGGTGTTGTCGAAATAACGACGAAACATCCTATAAAGGTTAAGGGAAGACTTCTCGTCATTACCGATGATAACACTATTAATGTTAAAGTTCGTAGATGTCCACCAGTAACAAATAGCCTCTACAGCGGTACTAAAGCCCATTTGACGGGCCTTTAAGATGATAACCTTTATTGGCCGCCTCTCTATGATGCAGAGTAGTACGTAGTCGATGAGCGCCCTTTGAGGCCCATTGGGGATAAACGGTATGATATTGGCGAACTTATCCTTAATATATAAGTTCATCTTAGCGAACCTGTAGAAGTCCTTCTTGATAGCCGCTATCTTAAGCAATTGCTCCCTGGTGAGTTTGATGTCATCCATCTAACCTAAGCCTCTTAATAAGCTGATTAATGGTAGCTGATTTATTAGGTAGCTTGTCGAAAAACTCGAGGTTTTCGTCCCAAATATAGATTAACTTACGGTTCTTAGCCATCACATATTATCCAATTCTTTAAGCGCTTCCTCGATACCAATATGCGCGGTGACCTGCTTATCAACAAACATATTATGTTCCTTACCCAATAGCTTAATAGCGCTAATCTTATCGGCATCCTTTGATATATCATTTACAACAATCATTTGTAGTTGCTGTTTAAGATGTTCAGGAGTAAGGCGCATCATATTCTTGGCCTCGGCGACCCACTTCTGGCAATCCTTCGTCTCCATCTTTTGAGCAGCCCACCTACTATAGCCGGCACGTATTGCACTAGCGTAGGCGTTCGCATAACTCGGCGACTTAGGGTCCATATAATAGTTGAGCCATTGCTCCTGTTGCTCGGTTTGCGTCCATTGACTAGCAACCTTACCCTTATTACGTTTACGGATACCTACCCCGTCCTTATTTTTCATTCGTTTTGTCTTACCCTCGCGTTGAGCAAGCTTTCTTTCTCTCCAATATTCTTTAGGTTTCTTATCCGCGCTACGCGACGCGCCACTTTGTGTCTCTGCCATCTGGCCTCCTTTCTAGAGAAGTATATACTTTTGGGTTTGGTTGGTGATAGTAATATTGGGGTGGGGTATATACCTTTGAAAAAATATAGCATATGATTTAGAGCAGAGCATCATTCATTCACCCCCAAATAGAGTATGTAATATTGATGGGAGTGGCCTCCGGCACCCCACCTACCAGCTATCCTACGCTTACTCTCCCCAACAAAATAATTACCCACAAAAATAAATCATTCATCAACGCTTGACATATGGTGTGTATATGGTGTATATGGCTCGCAAAATATATGGCCGATTGTTGGGTGTTTTAACTTCGCACAATACCCATTTCACGAAGTATAAGCCCCCTTTCTCGCCCTTATATATATAGTAGTGGTATCTGTTAGATGGGTAGATAACGTGTAGAATGGCGCGTGTTGGTTTGTATTTATATATAGTAGTTTTGTATCAAAATGGGGTGAAATGCTTACTTCGTAAAAGGAACGGGTAAGGACTAAAAGGGCCCGCCGATTTGTGGTTGATTGCCATTCCAAGCCATACAAAGAGCAATAGTGGGCGTTATGCCATTTGGGGCTGTTTATTACGTGTTGGGCGCTCCCGTTGATTGTGCGTTATCGTGTGGCGTTAGGGCTTACTTCGCAAAATATAATGGTGGGATATTTTATATAATATATATGTATTAAAGCAAGGCCCGCGATTTGTTGAGATAACAGGACGTTTGGCTGAAATAGGGTGGGGGGTATTTTTGGCGCGTTTTCCCGGGATTTTGGGTGCAGCTTTTCTTTGCCTACGCTATATATAGTGTCTATAGTGCTTATGGACGCTATATGTAGTGTGTATAGGGTAGGGGGGTATTTGGGGTAAATATGGGGGTAAATGTATATATATTAGAACATAATCTGGGCAGATTGGCCTTTTTAGGTCGGTTGATCATAGGTTTCAATGCATAAACCATAGTGGCAGATAGCCCAAAAGTGGCAGAAAGCCCTAGAGGTAGCGATAAAATGGCAAATTATAGGGTATTTTCACCTGTTTTTGTGCAAATATTAAGCTTGGGAGCAAGATAGTGCGTTTTCCCCTATGTATATTCCTTATAATAAGTGTATAAAGGGTTAAAAAATTCCAACCAAGGAAGCATTGAAAGAGAGGCCCGCGCGGCTTTTGTTTGGTGTAAAACTGGGGTTTGCGAGCAATTTATGGGTAATCATGGCTATTATTTGGTGCTTGTATATAATTATAAGCATTTAATGTTATCTGTGCCCTATTAAGCTATACGCCTTGTTATAGGTTGGTGTCTCTCTACAGGCTATTGTGTGTGTCTTTGTTCCCCCATAAGGATATGTGTTGCTTGTAGCACTAAAAGGCATCCCGCGCGCCTGGTTATGCGAGACGTCATGAGCAGGCGCCTGTATATTGCGTTCTAAGGCAATTTAGAGGCTCTCTGGCGCGTTTTAACGTTAAAGATGATAGATTATACCTTTTAGTATTAATCGTGGTATTTAGGGGCTTTAAAACGCTTAAGTATAAAAAAGACCGCTGAGATTATTCAGCGGTTTCTTGTACCAGTATAGTGTTACCCGGTTCACAAGTCTTCTTATATATCTTTAAAGCATCAGCCCGCGCTCGTTCTATTGAGTAGGCTTGTACACCTTCCTTAGCTAATTTCTCTCTTATAAAGTTCTCGCTGTAATCGTCAGTGATCCAGCTGGGTAATGTATATTGTTCAAACATAATTTCAGTTTAAAGAATCCCGCGATTTTTGTCAATAGCTTAGTAGTTATTTGTATTACTTGTTTTTTGCAAGTGAGTTTGAGACGAAAAAAGGAGACCTCTATCTCGTGGTTCCTCATACGCGGCGATTTGTTTACGCTAACTCTTAACCACTAACTCAGAGCCAAACTATAGAATCTACTGACACTCCGAAACATCTATCGTTCAATTCGTCTGTTAATGTTACGCATCACTCGCCGGTTCTCTCTTGTTCACGGAACCCGGGATAGGGCACAATTAGGCTGCCTGTTTAAGAATCTAACCCATTAATGCTTATTCGTAGTCCATGGCTAGCACTTAAGCTACTTTAGGACTTTTTGCGCTGTACGTCTCCTTTTCTTATCTTTGCACAGCTCTCGACTATTAAGCATTAAATCTTTGCGCGCTTTCCCAGCCAATAATGCACCCCGAACCTATCTCCGTACACCACCCGGCATTGCGCTGGGCGTAGGATTCTCCTCTTCATTCGACAGACATTACTAGTTATTGGTCATACTACTTGCCACTTATAGCTAGTTGGTCTAGCCACCAGTCATCGGGGTCGTGAGAAAGATAAGAAAGACACGTTGCCCCTTCGCAGGTTTCGTATGTTGTTGCGCGGCTTTCATTAATCGTTTACTAGAGATTTCCTATTAACCTAACAAGGTGTTTGGCTCTAATGTCAATTAACGCTAGTAGATTGCACCTAGCGTGGTTAATGATCCGCCCGACACGCAGCGGTTTACTTCTTAAGAGTAACTGCCTATAAATCCGCGTGCCGTTTCCTAAAAATAAAGGTGCGATATAGTTTTAAAGAGACTATATATAACTCTTACTATCAGTATATCACACCTGAAATATAGATGCAACACTAAAGTAATTCTTTATAGTTCAAATAAAAAAGTCTAAAAATCTTTCAAAAAGTTGTTGACATTCAAAATATTTGCGCTATACTGAGGACAGTTAAACGAACGGCAGCCGCCGAAACGAAACGAAACCTTAACAACTCGAGCATTAAACAGAAGCCGCTTGCGGGTGCGTTGAGCGCTGGCAGGCGCGAACGATTAAACGAAAGGATTTTAAAATGATTAAGAATACCAAGAACAACATTATTGAAGCATTTAACATCTGGTGGGAGCGCCGCCGAGTCTTGCGAGACATGGAAAAGCGCGATTATTCAGTTATTTAATACAACTTACTTGCAAATTAAAAGTAATAGGAGAAATAAGATGAACAAGTTTAACTTTATCCAGATCTACGCCGATAAGGTGGAGGTTGACACTCAAGATCAATCAGTAGTACTTAGCGGGGTTGATCCAGCTCAGGTTGTAGCTGAGTTTGGTGTACAAACCATCTTAGAGGAGATTGAGCTAAGCGACATCATGGACTTTGTAGATGAGCAGATGAAAGAACTTAAGGAGAACTACGAAGATGAAAAAGCTAACCGTCAGTGAATATATAGCATTAGTATGCGAGATTAACAAAGTAAAACTATAAAGGATAAAGGCGATGAGTAAGGTAAAAGCGGTATTACGGGGAGTCTTGTGGATTGTAGTTATCGCAGTAGCGGTACAGATTGCAAGCTTGGCAGTTAAGGGTGCGGCGATGGATAATCCACCACAACACGTACAAGATGAGCGAGCTATCCAGCGGGCGCGGCTAGACGTGCACTACCACAACGACACTAAAGAGCAGATGATGCAAGCAAATCAGTATGAAGATAACGGCTGGTGCAAGCAGTATGGGTGTGAGGATTAGCATGTTACCTTATAGTGGATCACCTAAATTTATTGAAGACTTCGCCGATTTTGTCAACTGGACGCTTGAGATGCTATACAAAGTGCCAGTAATCGGCGGAGCATTAGCATTAGCCGGTGTTATCTTTTGGCACTTTCTAGCCTATGCAATGATTACTTGGGCAACAGTAATGGTTATCTTACTAGTAATGGAGGTATTATGAACAAGAAACAATTGGGGGCATTTCTAAAGGTTGTATATAAGGGTAAAGATCGCCCGGCGCTTACTAACATCTTAGTGGATAGGATTAAGGGTAAAACCTGTTTAGTCGGCACTAACGGAGTAATGCTCGCTGCAGTGTTTGTTGACGGCTTAGATGAGTGGGTTGGCCGCCAAATTGCGCGAATTGACTTAGAGGCATCACATAAGGCAATGACAAGTAGGGTGTCTGACCTATTTGGGGCTAACGAGGTAGCTGAGATCATGGATAATGGGCGGAATGTTACCACTAAGTTCCCCGATTATATGTCGCTCATTACTCCTTACTTGGAGGGTGAGCCAGTAGGGCAAGCAAGAATGAGGTTTAATGCTGATTTCTTTAAGGTAGTGCAAGACCTTAACGGCGAGGATAACCTAACCATCGACCTTTACGGGGAGACAAAACCAATGGTATTTAAAAGTGAGCGCGGCATCTACATAGTCATGCCGATGACTCTTAAGAAGCCTGGCCAAGCTAGCTGATGGGCAGCTGACACTATTTGGAGAGATTGCCGGGTTAGAAAATCTAGTGTCCCCGCCAAAAGTGTTAGAGGTCGACGGGCAGAAGGTGGTTAGCTTTATTGTCTCCGAGGAGGATAGAAAACTCCCGGGCTATGTGGAGGCAATCACTGATAAAGCTAAAAAGCTTAAGCCTACTGTTAAATCAAATAATCGCCAGTATTGGGCAAGTCTTTACTGGCAGAAAAAGAGGAGAATGAGAAATGACGGATAGCGAATTAATGGCTTATCTAGACGAGATCGAGCGTGAGATAGACCGAGATATCTACGATCCTGATATGACAATCGCACTTGAGGAGAAATATAACCACTGGCGTGAGGTGTCTAAACAAATCCACGCGCTACACCCAATGAAGCGGGTAGAAACGCCCGGCCCACTTAAGTGGGGTAAGACCGTTAAGGTCAAGCTTGATAACACCCAGCGATTCTACTATAGCCACGACATGGGTGTTGGGTTCATCTGGATTAACGAGATGAATGAAGCAGAGGTTGACGCAAGTCAAGCGCGTTGAGCGTAGCGAACACGAGTGGCTTAGAGCCTCTAGGTGAGAATAAAAACTAAGGACGGGTGATTATACCTATTTAACATTAAAAACGATTCTACGGCCTCTCAGTGGGCAATAAGAGCAAAATAGAAAGGGATGTAATGAGTAAGAAAGTAACAATTAACAAAAATACAGCTAAGATGGTAGCCGCAGGTCTTGCCGGGGTGTTGCTAGTTATCCTCGGGGTTGTTGGTACACTTAAATACCAGAGCTTTATTAACTCGGTTAAGGCGCAGGGCGTCGCCGAGTATCGACAAGAAAAATGTACAAGTTACAATAAGGATACAGCCACTTGGCTTGAATGCGAAGTTAAGCACTCCGCCAAGTAGTTCAAATTACCCCAGGATTAGGGCTCACCTCCTGGGGTTTTTTGATACCATTATACCGCTTATACTTGACACGTTATGGTATAACTATCTTTTTTATTGCTTATGGTAAAAAGTTGTCAAGAGTTTTTGCAGACTTTTTTGAGATTTTTCTACCCCTGTTAAATGGCGAGTTTTCCACAGGTTGATGTAAAAAATACATCAAAAATCGAGATACGTGTGGTACAATAAATACATATAGGAGCTTACGGAGTAAGCGACCAGCTTTGAACAAGGAGCCGAACGTAAGGGAGAGAGGCGACGCAGAGAAAAGCGCAGCGAAAGACAAGTAAGTGAACGAGTAAGGACACAGAGTGGCCGGCGAATGAACTGTAACTTGTTCTTGAGCAACAGCGGCGAAGACAAGTAATGGGAGTGACGTGTAGGAACTTCCATTAGTTGTTGTAGCCCTTTGGAGAACGGCGAGTGATCCAAAGGTTGTGATGCTTAATGTTATTCTAATAACCATTAAGGTAACTAAGTATTAATAAACTAATAAATAGATTACTAACAGGCCCGCGGATTCTATCAGCCAAAGAGTCGGCGGGTTTCTTTAATTTCTCCCATTAAAAGTCTTGTATTTATCCATTACTTGGAGTATAATGATTAGTAGATAGAACAAAGGCTATAGCAACTTAACAACTCGGCAATTATTAACTTAAAAGAGAGGAGATTAAATGAATAATTGGAAAGATTTTTATGCGCCAGAAAACAGCGGCGGGAAGGAAGCTCCAAACCTTAAAGAGGTAGCCGAACTATTAATGGACGCAGCGGCTGCTATTTACCGGGTTAATTGGGACTCAGATGCAATGCAAGTAGTTAACTTTCACATTAATGAGGCGTTGAAAGAGTTACGCGCATTTGAGAAGCGCAAAGAAAAAGACTGTCTAACCGCCTTTAATGGGCGAGATGGGGCGATTAAAAATGTATAAAGTGTCAGTACGCCCAGTGCAGATCACGCTATATGTAAAAGAGTTTGACCGAGACACTGAATGGTTAGAATTAAGTACGGACCCATTTGCAGCCAGCGAGTTTGACTCAGAGGAGCTAATGGATTTAGAGAAGTATATAGATCGTGCACTTGGTGTCGAGATAGACTGGATTAGGGGATTAGATGACTGAGAGATATAAAGTACGGCTTAATACGCCCGGAATTCAATATTGGGTAAGCAGTTTTGATACCTACAGCGATGATCTAACGCTAACAAATGTCATCAAGGATGCTGCATTATTTGACGATATAGATATCCCCTTTATAGAGGGGGTTATTAATGAGACGTTCGAGAATGGGTGCATCGTGGAGGAGCTCAGTGAATAGTGACAAATACGTAGCGGCGTTATGGGTTGACTGCACCAAGTATGGCAATGGTTTTAAAGTCTTGTCCGAAGCAAAGCTCTACCATCATAAACCGACAAAATCAGAGGCACTAGAGGAATTCGGCAAGAAAACAGAAGACTACACAGCAGATAAGTTGACGCATTTTAAGAGTGTAGAGTGTTTGGCTGCGTCTGATGATCACGCTAGGTTTGGTGACCCGGCTCATTACTTGTTGACTATATCAACCGAATCGCAGATGGACGAGATATTAGACGAGATTGCAAAGAATATGAGGGGCAAAATTAAATGAAGCAACAAATCTTAGAAGTACTAGACAAATCAATCAGTAATGGAATGAAGGCAGACGAGATCATCTCCTTTATACGGGGTGAAACGTTCGCTAATCTCGATGAGGCTGCGAAGTATATGGTATCGGTTATCGCCGTGAAGGATATGGCAACCGTAAACGCTATCTACTTCATGAAGAATGTATTACAAGAAATGACAATAGGAGGTTGGAGAAGTGAGTGAGAAATGGCGAGGCAGCGCACTGTGCGCACAAACAGACCCGGAAGCATTCTTCCCAGCAAACAAAGCATACGCTGATGAGTACAATGGATACAATAACTACAACGACGCACGCAAGATTTGTGCAGAATGTCCAGTAAAAGGTGAGTGTCTAGCTGATGCGCTCATGACTGGCGACGTAGAATACGGTATGCGCGGAGGGCTAACACCACGTGAGCGTATGGGTATCTTGGCAACTAGGGTGGCCGCTTGTGAGGAGGTGTAAATGTTACTAACTAAATACAAAGTACAAGAGCTAGTTGATAGCATAGAGATTAGGCTAGATGATCTAGAAAAATATTCAGGAGTTAAACTGGACGATGATAGCGCTATCTTGGTTAGTAACGCAATCGAGATGTTAAAAGAAAACATTGCGGATGAAGTTGGGAGGTTGTTATAAAACAAAGAGAGCTAAAGGAAGCTGTTGAGATGTTCAACTATAGAATCGACATTTTAAACCCGAACATCACATGCATCTACTCTCGCACACACGACGGCACGGTTGTGATAGACGAGATGTACGGAGGCTATAAAGTGTACAACTGCGAAAGGATGCTTGAACCCATTAAGGAGATTATACTGGGGCTAATAGGGATATATAACAACACACCACCTGATCGTCGAGAGATAATGAATGGTACTAGGGTGTTAGATTACTATAAAAGAAGGGAGAATAAATGAACTACAACACAGAGGCACGAAGTGGCGCGTTGCGCAGCACGGCAGAACTAAACCGAGAAACTAACGACAAGTGGGCGCAGTTTGATACATTAAGCGATCACTTGCGCGGTCATTGTAAACACCAAACGGAGGAGAGTATGGGCGAGTATAAGAAACACATCGGGCAATATAATGATATGATGATCGACACACCATCGCCAGAGGAGTTGCTTGCAGAGCGTAACAGCACGGCCTTGGGCGACGGGGTGCAGTCGTTTGCGATTCCACGGTCGGTCATTAAGGGTGAGCATCCAGAGCCACACGACTGGCAGACACCAGAGGCTGGCCCAGTTCAAGACGCGCTATTTGAAATGCAAGAGGTTGTAGACGGGCTGCCAGAGAGCGAGCTACAAGCCTACAAGGATCAGATGCTTGCAGAGATTAGCGACCGTGAAGCTATCGTAGATGCTATCAACCGCCGGCTTGATACTGTGCGGGGACTCGCGTCACGTCGCGAAGTGCAGGCTAAAGCATACACACGAGGTGTGCGTAATGCCATCACTAAGCAGGTTAAGATGTAATGAATATCAGAGAGTTTATAAAGACAATTGAGGAGAAGGGCTTTAAGGTCAAGCAAGCAGAACACACTGTAGATATAGAGTGGAAAGACTCTCCATGCGCAATGGTTTCGCTTTCTAGTATGTCAGAGTGCTGGGTGAATACCAGTAATATAGGTGACGAAATAGCTCGTGAGGTACTAACCAGATCCGTGTCGGTATTTACGAATACACTGCTAGCCGACCGTTGTTGGAGGGTGTTAGCCAAACACAAAAATGGCTCATACGTTAAAGAAGTTACCCTACTTATGATAGGTAAGCCCGCTCTTAGGGTTGAGATGACAAATAATTATACTGAAGCAAACGACGGTATCTCTAGTCTAGAGCGCGAATGGCTCAATAACTTCTTTGGCGATAAGATAAGTTATATTGAGGAGTATTAGTATGAGAACGGATGATTTTAGAGAAAAAGTAGAGAAGCTGGGGTTTAAGACTTACCGTGGTAATAATATTGTCTCGATCGAGCGGTCTGGCGTAATTGTCGCGTCAATATCTGTTGATAGGTGGTCAAGGTATGACTTTAGCTCACGAAAGCTTATTAGCGCAGAAAAGATGCCACAGTTGACAAAGTTGTTGGCTGAGTACGGCGACACTCCAGTAGAAGACCGAGAAGAGGCTTATTATAGAATTTGGATCCCAGTACTGAGTAAAGAACATAGGGTATACATCCATGGCACATCGAGCGATTCAACAGTGATAGCGTTCACTAATGACAAAAATCTCGCGGATAAGGTCAGTGAACGAGGTGCTGAGACTACGGCACTCCTTATGAACAGAATCCATAACATTAAAGTAGAAAAAGAGAGGGTATGATGAACACTAGCTTATTTGTAGGGCTTTGCGAGGACGCAGGGCTTAATGTTGAGTTTAATAACAATCTAACAACAGTTACAACGTTGGCCGGAACGCCGCTTGCAACCATTAACGAGGATACTGAGGCACTTTACTGGATTGATACTTATGGGGCGAATAAAGAGCAAGCTATTAAAGTTAGCGAGATTGTCGTGCCTTATGTATTAACCCCAATTGAGGAGCGAGAATGAAAGGTGTACTACTAAAGAACGACGAACTAATCAGGGTGTTTGATTGCATTGACGAGGAAACGATTAATTATGAATTTCTAACGTGTGGCGTTGATTTAAACACTTATCGATGGTTTGTATCTGGGCGGACTAATTATATCTTTAGTCCGGACGGAAAAATTGAGTTGCGCGAGGTCACAGATGATCAGCTTAAGACTATGGTGGAGGAACGTATTAAGGCGGTAAAAAAGGAGCTATATTGGCTAGAGGAGATTAGGGAGGATTGTAGTGGCGGAAGTAATTAATGATGACGTCTCTACTGCTATTCGCAACCGGGTGCAGCCAGACCCCGACTATAATGAGATGGCGGAGCGGTTGGGTGAGATTGGCTTATCTGTTGTGCGCCATAGCCGTAGATGGTTTACTATTCGCAAAGAGGACACCGACATCGTAGAAGTTTACATTAACCGATATACGGCGCTCAACGGTATCGACACTGATCTCATCGCGCAAGAGGTTGGTGAACTGCTCGCTCGCAAGCGGAAGTTTGCAGAGTCACATCAAAACAGTTGGGATGCACGATGGAACAAGAAGAAGCGTTAGAGATAATGCTTGGCGGCAACTCGGTCATGTTGGCGGGCTCCGGAGGGTCAGGAAAGTCACATACGCTTAAACAGTTTATCGAGCGAAATCGTTTATTAGGACGTAAGACGGCGGTTACAGCTACAACAGGGCTGGCCGCCTCCCACCTCAACGGGCAGACGCTCCATAGCTGGGCGCGGGTTGGTTTGGGCAAAGAACTGCCGGATGATTGGCAATTTACCATTAGCAAGAAAAAACGCAAAGAATTTCAAACTACCGCCACCCTCGTAATAGACGAAGTGAGCATGATGCCTGACTTTGTGTTTGACATGCTAGATACTGTGCTGAGATGGGCCCGTAACAATGACAGACCATTTGGCGGTATACAGCTTATCTTATGCGGAGACTTTTACCAGCTGCCGCCAGTTGAGGGCAAATTTATCACCAATAGCAAGGTCTGGAACGAGCTTAATATTAGGAGCTGCTACCTTACTAAGGTGTATCGTCAAAAGGATGATAGATTGCGCGACCTATTAGCGGGAGTCCGCGGCGGCAATCTCTTTAAGCGCCATATATCCTACATTCAAAGCAGAATGGTTAAACCTAATCGCCAAGTGCCGCGGCTGTATTCCCTTAATAAGAAAGTAGATAGCGAGAACGCCCATCAATTGAGCAGACTTAAGGGCGACTCTATCTTCTACATGATGACCGAGAAGGGTGATATTAATATCATCAACGGATTAAAGGGATCAATACAAAGCCCGGAGCTGCTCGAGTTAAAAGTTGGCGCGCCTGTTATTGCTACTAAGAACAACAGCGAGGGGCTGTACCACAACGGCTCACTTGGTAAGGTTGTCGCACTAGAGGGCGGCTTACCGGTTGTAGACTTCCACGGTAATGAGGTTGTTGTAAACCCCGATACATGGGAAGTGAGCAATGAAGGTGTAACGCTTGGCGCGGTCACCCAAATACCGTTAAGGCTTGCGTACGCTATTACAGTGCATAAGAGCCAGGGGATGACATTAGACGCCGCTGAGATTGATTTGGCTGAAGCGTTTGTGCCGGGCCAGGGATATGTTGCATTAAGTCGCGTTGTCTCTTTAGATGGCTTATACATTAAGGGGGCAAATAAAATGGCCTTCAAGATGTCAGATGAAGCGCAAATGATTGACCGGATACTACAAGAATCAAGCAAAGAAAAAACCCCACCAAGAATGATGGGGTGAAAGAGAGAGGAGTGAGGCCTCACTAGCAATATAGCATGTTGTAAATAATACATGACACTGACTATTGACTAGAGTATTGCTAGGGTGTATACTGAAAACATGAAGGAAGTTAATTATCACAGCAAGATTGTCGGTACAACATTTGAGAACCGCCAAGACATTCTTGCGCACCTGGAAGGCAACGAAAGTCTCCGGGTTAGGCGAGAGCCTGAAAACCAATATGATCCACGAGCGGTTGCGGTGGACGTAAACATCAAAGGCAAATGGTATCCAGTTGGGTATATCGCCAAAGACAAGAACAAAGACATTGCCGAAGCCCTAGACGCTGGCCGAGACGTAGAGATTAAAATCTCAGAAGTAACCGGCGGAGATAAGGGTAAGAACCTTGGCATGAATATTTGTCTCAAATACGAGAAAGACGACTCAGAACCCATCTCAGACGCTACGAACGATCCTACGGCCTCTGAAGGGCCTTCTACAGCAAATTTAAAGAACCCCACCGTATACAAATCTAAGGTGCTCGGGCGGGAGATTACAGTCGGCGTAGACAACGGTCATATCTACCTACCTCACTACATGTCGGGTAGTCGATTCCCCCGTAAGTTTTTCAAGCAATTTACTGATGAAGACAAAGAGCGGGTGCTTGATTACTATGAGCGAGAGAAGGATGTTAAGCGCGAAGACGTAGAGAAAACCTGGGAGATGAAAGCGGACATTGCTACGGGTTACGGTACGGCGGTCCACGCAGCGCTTGAGCTTTATTACGGCCACAACAAGGTTGGCGACAAGATCAAGGGTAGAGATGGTGTTAATAAAGCATTCAGCAAAAACCCATTCTTTGCCCACATCGTTAAGTGCGCGGTCGAGGACTTAGGCCCGGGTAACTATCTACCAGAGCAGTTCATCTGGCACGAGGGTTTGCGATTCTGTGGGGCGATTGACCTTCTACAGGTTGTTGACAAAAACACAGTAATAGTACATGATTGGAAAAGCAATGACTCGGTAACGAAGCGCGTTTACCAAGAAAAAGACAGCCCATTCAAAAAAGATGTTGACAATACCCAGCTCGGCGAGTACTGGTTGCAGCTATCCTTTTACGCTTATATCCTTAAACAGTACGGCATTAATGTAAAAGAGCTACAAATTCACCACCTAGACCCTGAACGTCTAGTACAAGGCAAGCGGCCGTGGGTTCATTATAAACACGATGTCGTTGATATATCTAAAGCATTGAAGGAGGAATAGATGCTAAGAGGGTACAAACTGTTAAGCGCTAAGCTAAGCGCGACTGACAAAACGGTAGGCAATCTATTAGACGCCAACAACGATGCTTGGTGTCAGCTCGGCGTAAACAAAAAAGAACTGAAAAACTTGCGGAAAGAGTTTGATAACATTGGCGATTGGATGCAAGACATTGATGACGTTCAGATGCTCCATACAGTAGCGATTGACGAGCTGAGAAACAACGTCGCATTGATTTTAGATCACTTAGGGGTTGAAGTAGTTCAGCCTAGTGATAAGCCAACAATTAAAAAGAAAGGGAGTAAATAAATGGCACAAGATTGGCTCGTAACAGACGCGTTTCAAGGGAAGGACCGCGACACGAAGCAAATCACCGTTAAAGAATTTAATGGTAATCAGTTTCATGTTTACATGGTCAAGGTTCAAAACCAGCCAGTAGAGGGGTGGATGCAGATCCTTAAGAAGCCGGGTAATGCAGTTAATAAGGGCGATCACCTTTATGGCGACGTAATCAAGAACCAGTGGGGCAAAGCACAGTTTAAGAAAGCACAGAAGCCATTTGGCTATCAGGCGCCCCAACAACAATCGACAACTGACGACGCGAAGTATAAGGCGCTCGAGGATCGTGTAACGGCATTGGAGGCTAAGTTTGATAACCTCGCCCGGTTTCAAGGCAATGTCGCCACAGACCCGGGAGAAAGTGCTCCAGACCTTACAAACCTTGATTACTAGTTAAGATGATAGACTACCAGAAAATTATTCAGAACATTATGTTCATCAACGAAAAGTTTTCTGATGCACAATGGGTTAAAGCACAAGGGGCGGATGTACTTAGTTACACCGCCCTTAAGCTTTCTGCAATGAAAGGTTACCTCGCTGAGTTTAAAGAGGATGCACTGCGCAACCTATTAAAAGCAGAGCGTGAGATGGAAACGGAGAAATCGCGGGCATTCTTAAGGGCTCGAGAGAAGTTCCCAGTAACTGCCGCATCAGAAGCTAAAAACGCAGATGAGCAATATATTAAAAGTAAAGAAGTATACGCGGAGGCTAAGGTATTATATGAGCGGCTCAAGTCAATCTCGGCAGACACGCACGACCTCATCGACGCGATCAAAGGCCGCACGATCGAGCTCCAGTCGCAGAGGAAGGCCGAAGGTTAAGTCGCAGTTCGTGCCTGCCAGTAAAGAGGATTCACCGGCTGCTCTAGCCTTCCAGAAATGGGGTAGGATGAAAGGTGCACGACTAAGAGGAGTATTAGCCCACGCACGTGGCAAGGCTCATACGTTAGACCAAGCGGCCAGACTTAAGGGGAATAGAGCGTCAGTGGCCAATAGAGAGAAGCGCAAGAAGGAGAAGCTAGAGAAGCAACAATCAATAGATAGGATGTTAGATGATATCTTACAAGATTAATGGTAACCTTGCTAAGCTTAATGAGCATGATAACGCCAACCGGGTGAATAGGTTTGCAGGCGCGGCACTTAAAAAGAAGATGAACGAGCTGGTGTCCTCACAGGTAGAAGGCAAGCCGGTAGTAGAGAAGCCTTGTAGAATTAAGTTCACGTGGTACTACTCAGGACGCCATGATTTTGACAATATACGGTTTGGGTGTAAGTACGTGCTAGACGGTATGCAACACGCCGGCGTATTGCCCAATGACAACCAATCGTGGGTCAAAGGCTTTGATGGGGATGATTTCATTAAAGTAGACAAAGGCGAGGAGGGTGTACTTGTCGAAGTTAGATACATTTAATCCTGATAATTATACGGATAGCGAGTCGGCATGGCTCGCTTTTCGTCGTTATTGGCTAGAAGATAACCCTCCACTTGATAATGGCTGCTACTTATGCGGTATATGCAATAAGTTCGTCCCATTAAATGAAGTTACATTAGACCATATACAGCCACGAGAAGCCTCTAATATGTTTGACCCCAGTAATATACAGCCGGCCCATGGTGGATGCAACTATCGCAAGGGTAGTAAGCGATGGAGGCCTCTCGTATCGCAAGAAACGCGGGACTTTTTGAGGGCATTGTCGGAGATGTAAGTGAATAAAAGAGAGGTAATACAAACATTTGAATCATATGGGCAGGCCATATATGAGATGCCGATACATCCAGAGAGGGATTATGCGCAGTTAGAAGCCCTCTATAATGTGTTGAACCAACTGGGGTGTACCTCTATTAAGTTAGCTAAGCTAAAGGATGTTGTAAATTCTACGCTAGACAATCAGAACCGGTTGGTGTAGTATACTAACTAGGAAGGAGAAAAGAACATGAGTAAGATCGGACAAAAGGTAGTTGAGCTTTTAGAGAAGGGCTACACCATGGATGAGATTGCACAACTCCAGGGCGCTGAGCAATAGAGAGGCGCGTGGGATGATCCTTCAAATAATTTAAATAGGAGGTTATATTAGTAAAAACCTAGTAACGAAAGCGAAGAAGCTGGCTTTACCGGCCGCTATACTCGCGCTGGTCGTGTTGAACATTATTGCGCTTAATGCGAACCATAATGTAAAACAGGACCTAGTCCGCCAGGAGGCAAAGACTAATACAACGAAAAATGCGCTGAGAGCACGCTCAGAGGCCGTAGAATCGCTCAAAAAAGAGAAGACGACCATTGAGTCATCTTTGCGCGAAACAAGGCAAAATGCCGAGAACCTTACAAAGGAAAACCAAAGTTTAAAAGTCAGCTTGCAGAATAAGCGAGAAGCAAAAGCCGCCGAAGAGAAGAAAGTCCAAGAGGCTAAAGCTCAGCAGACAGCTCAAGCTAAAGAAGCTGCAAAGACTGCACCTCAGCCAGCGCCAGTAGTACAAGCGGCCGCTCCAGCTGGGTGTCAGGCCATTAGTTCGATCTTGCTTGCTAATGGCATATCACAGGCCGATCTACCTTTTGCGCTACAGATAGCCCAGAAGGAGTCAAGCTGTAACCCTAACGCGGTCAACCCAAACGGTGGGGCATGCGCCTACTTTCAGGAGTTGCCTTGCGGTAAATGGGGTGGTACAGGTAACATCGCCGGCCATATCCGGGGTGCAGATGCCTACGCTAAGGGCCGCTACGGTGGTTGGGCTCAAGCCTGGGCTGCGTGGCAAATTAAACACTGGTGGTAAAATAGTTGCAGGTGCTAGCCGGTGAGCTAGTTAAATGTCAAGAAAGATGCAGCCTGTTTATTAATACCCTAGGGAGGCACGCATTTGTGCCAACGTTATCCCCGCGGTTAAGGTGGGTGAAAAGGCAGCCTCACCATACGAGGATGTGCCAAATGGGTGCCTACCATTGTAGTGCACTCTCGGTCGGCGATATTCGCGGCGGTACCGTCTACGGCTCCGGTTACAATAGAGCCGTTCGAGTCCAAACACCAGCCTAAAGCTGGCGAGGATATAAAGGAAGGAGAGAAAAGTGAATATACCCGTAATAGAGTATGAGCCCGCTGACAAGGCGGAGATTTGGCTGGTTAATAGCCGACTATCAAGTATAGAGTTGGAGGAGCTTTGTGCAGAATTTGACGAAGATTAGTCAGCAAGAGTTTGACCCACTACCCAAGATCCTTATTTACGATCTAGAAGTAAGCGCGACACTCGGCTGGACGTACGGCCTATGGAAGACAAACGTACTAAAGGTTGAGCGAGACCCTGAGATTATGTGTTTCTCTTATCAGTGGTTTGGTCAAAAAGAGATACACCACGTAAGCCAACGCGACATGAGCGAGAAAAAGGTTGTTAAAAAGCTTTGGGACTTGTTCGACGAGGCAGACATTCTCGTAGCCCACAACGGCCGGCGGTTTGACCAAAAAGTGAGTAACGCAATGTTTATCCGTCATCATCTTACGCCGCCAAGTCCATATAAGACAGTAGACACCCTACAAGTTGCGCGGTCAGTTGCACGCTTTAATAGTAATAGCCTCGATAGCTTGGGCAAACTATTGCTGGGTGAAGGTAAAACAGAATCTACTTACGCAGATGTTTGGTACGATTGCCTTATTAAGAACAACAAAAAAGCGTGGTCTACAATGGAGAAGTACAACAATAAGGACGTTGAAGTACTCGCCGGTTTGTATGCTGAGCTGCGCCCATGGATCCATAACCACCCCAATATTGGTGACCATACAGGTATTGACGGCATTTGTCCTAAGTGCGGCAGTGACAATATCCGTAAAGATGGCAGCTACCGTAAGCGTTCAGGACGGGTGCAACGTTACAAGTGCCTGCATTGCGGCGGCTGGTCAAGCGAGGCTAGCATAAAGAAGGAGGGGCGGCTGGTAAATGTATAGCAATGACGCTCCTTTAAGCCGGGATGTAGAGTGCTACGTCTGCGGAAAGATGGAGCTAACCGATCGGGATTACTTGCCACCTGACTGGATCACCACCTGGCATCATGACTGGACGCTTTGTCCTACGTGCAAGAACAAGATAGAATCTGAGTTGGGTTATGAGCTTGAGTATTATCTCAAGGGCGAGCCCGATCCAATGGCAAACTTTCAACAAGAGGATTTCTTTTTATGACATTTCTAAAAACATTTATCGAATATGTACGAGTAATCGTTGCATTTCCATTCGCAGTAGCTGCATTTCTCGCCTATGGGGTAATGATTACGCTAGCAATTGTCGCCGTCCTTATTGGTGGCGAACCATATGAGCAAGCAGTAGCAGATGTAAAGGAGACACTATGAATGATATTAACGAAGTGCTAGAAGAGCGCGGTAAGCGTTATGGCAGCTACGTAGAGCACGCAGCGGTAAGTCAGGGGATCAAAGAGCTATTGTACAACGCGCTTAAATATAATAAAAACGTAGACCTCGATACACTTGACGACGACATCAAGGAAACGCTAGAGATGATCGCCCATAAGCTTGGCCGCATCGTTAATGGCGACCCTTATTACGCAGACAGCTATATCGATATTGCAGGATACGCTAAACTAGTAGGAGATCGGTTAAATGACCTATAAACAAGAGTTAACCAAGCGCCTAGAGGAGGCTGATACCCTTGAGGAGAAACTCAAGATCATTGAGGAGGCGCAGCAACATTTTAAATCAAATAACAAAGAGCGGCGCGTAGTAAATGGCGAGATTGTAGACCCCGCCGAACTATTGGGGTGCTCGGGGTGTCAATAGTATGGAAACTGTATTAATCGATTATCGAACAACAACCAACCTAGCGGTTGAGCATATCGCGGCGATGTTGATGGCGCATGATTATCGGGTATCAATTTACAATGTAGAGGACGATCCGGACGGTAGCGTTATTAAAGACCTAGACGAACGTGATTTTCCTTACGATGAAGTACGCCAACATTACGGCGAAGATCCTATCGACTACTGGGCGCGAGAAGTACCTAAAGAGGGAGACCTCAAGTATGCTATTGTAGATAACTTTAATGACGCGGACAAGTTTACTTGCCCCACTTTGGTGGTAGGATATGACGATAATTAAATACTTAAGTGATGAACGCATATTGGAGATTGCAGATGAATATTTTGAAAAACGTAATCGACAAGGCGCTGAAGAATAGGATTAAAAACCTTGAAATCGACAACGCCAAGTTGGTTGAGCAGCTCAAGTGGTGCAAGGCCCGAGTTGAAGTGCTCGAAGAATCAAACGCTGATTCGGTTGAGCTTGCCCGCCAACACGTACTACTCTCTAACAAAGAGCAGCTACTTATCGCAGAGCGTAAAGCCTTAGACGAGTATCAAAAACACTTGCTTGATCTCGCCATCTTTAAAAGAGGTGCTCAATAAGAAAAGCCCCCAGTTATTGGGGGCTTTTTTCTATTTATTGCTAGCTTTGGCTGCGACAGTTACAATACCTGCCGATTGTAGACCGAGTGCGATACCGCTATAGATATCGAGACCTTGAAAGCCGAGATACCCAGCAGCTGCGCCGGTGGCAACTGCGAGGATGAGCTTACCAAGCCCACCCCATTCTTTCTTATTCAACATGTCAAATGCCTTAACAACTGCAGGGATAATAAATAGGTTCAATGCTTCCATGATTAGTCCTTCTTAAAAATACCTTTAAAGGCCTCTAGGAGGCTCTGTAAGAGGTTTCTAATATCTTTTAGTATAGTTGTACTATCTTCGTCTTTAGGCGCATCCTGAGGCTTTTCATTGGCCTCTGAAGGCGTTTCTGTCTCAACCTCCGGCTCGGGCGTAGGCTCGGGGACAGCTGCGCTACGCGACGCACCCGCTGGAGCGGCTTCTACACGGTCTTCTACGTGCTGAATCTCAGGAGCCGGCGCCTCTTTAATGCGCTGCAGCTCTTTGTATTCGTCACTTTGCCGTAGGTCATCTGCTACCATCTGCCAGTTCCAGCCATTGCGGATTTGGTTGCGGTAATGTTCAATGCCGCCATCATCTGCGTCGCGCTCTAGGATCTCTTTGTAGAGGCGCTTGATCTCATTAGTCTCACTGTCAAAGGCTGCCTGTAATTCGCGGGCTTTAGCTTTAGCTTCCTCTACGCGTCGGGCTTGTACTTGCTGCCCTTCAGTTGAGGCGAGAAGATCTTGCTTGATTTGCTCCCAGTTCCACCCTGCGTCAATCTGCTTGAGGTAATGCGCAATGGCACCCTCATCAACATTGCGGTCGAGGATTTGGCGATACAAACCATTAAGGAAGTTAATTTCATCACTCCGGTCACGCTGAGCTACGATGTTCTCCACGTAAGTGCGGACACGATAGATATTATACCCACCTACTCGCCAACCTGCATTTAATGGGTCAACGTCAGCGGCGTATACAATACCCGCGCCGAAGTTAGCGGTGCGCTGGCCGCTAGCACTTACGTTCTCCTCAAAGACGGTACCATCGCCCATATAGATGCCGATATGACCGTAACCCCCACCATCGTAGGGCCATACAATGATATCGCCCCGCTTAAGGTCGCCTACTTGATCAGCTAAACCTTCTGCTACGAGGGCATTACCGAAGTCCTTAGCATGGCCACGAGCGCGGAATGGTTCTGGTACTTTCTCACACATCTCAGCGAGGAACCACTTAATGAGGCTCACGCATTGCCCGGTTAAATAGCCTTGGCTATTGTCTGATTCTCCAGCTGGGAAGAAGATCCCAATACGCTGGCTTGCCCAATCTTGAGCATTAGCTGCTAGTGCCATTCATTCTCCTAGATATTTATGCAACTAGAGTCACCAGCTATCTTGTACATGCGCCTGTATGCGAAATTGTCTTCTCCGTCGTACTTCCATGCTACCCAAGATGTTTGATTACCCGAGTTGTCTTTTATATTTACACAGTTAAGTATAGGGCTTTTACCGTCCGCGCCGTTTTGGCCGTTTACTCCATTAGTACCGTTCACGCCATCAACTCCAGCTGCGCCGGTGTCACCCTTGCACTTACCGCTTGCACAGTATTTAGCAACAGCTAATGCGACTTGATCATCGCTTGCGCCTTTGCCATCTGTACCTTTACATTTACTACTATCACAATAACTAGCTACTGCCGACATTACTTGGGCGCTAGTGGGGGATTCGGAGCATTTATTAGTTGAACAGTACGCTTTAACTGCTACTTGTATCTCACTATTTGAAGGGGTTCTTCCGTCCCTACCACTAGACCCTAGTACTTGGCCGACGCTACGGGACTCGCCGCTTGAGTAATAGACGACGAGATCACCGTTTTTGTCAACTTGGGCATTAGTAATACTAGTTACTGGTTTTTCTACTTTAGTTCCGCCCGAGATAGTTACCGACTGGCCGGGCTGGAGGGTGAGGCTTTTAAATAGCGTATAGCCGCTAAAAACCAAACTAAGTACCATCATAAGAGACAATATCTTTAACAGTTTATCTCGTTGAATCCAGCTTATTGTCGACTTAACAATGGTCATCTTAGTAGCCCTCCACTGCCCCGGCTTAGCAAGGCGATGAGTATCGGGATAAACGACGTAATCACTGCACCCACTACTAGGCGGAATAGCCAACGGTTTCTATCTCTTGCCTCAGCTGCGTCATCTTCTAGGTCTTTCACTCGGGCCTCAATGTCTTTCTTGTATAGGTCGAGTGCATAGACCGGGACATATGTCGCAGCTTTGCGGGTTTCGTGGAGGTCTATAGCCTGCTGAATGGCTTCTTTGACCTCCCACCGGTTCATTGTTTCATTTTCTGCCACAATTCTACCATCCAGATTTTTGCTTATGTTTTTGTTTAGAGGACTTGACGACTCGGTTTAACTGTATTTCGCGCTGGGCTGCAGCCTTTCGTTGTTCGCTCGTTAACTCAAAGCCGTCGTAAGCCCCCTTTACCTTGCTATTATACTCGTTGATAATAGACTGGGCTCTGTTGCGGTTGCCTTCCTGGAGTGCTTGCTTAGCTTCGTTGAAGGCGTCTTGTCGCTTGGGGATCTTGTTTGTGCGCTGGAAGTATTCAGTGGCCTGTTCGCGGGCCTTTGATGAGCCTAAGCTCTCAATTTTTTGTTGCTGAGACTCTTTAACCGCGCTAAAGCTACCCTCCTTGAGCCATTTCTGGCCATTCTCAGTAGTGTACTTACCAAGGATCGCCGCCTTAAGGGCGTTGCCTTGGTCTTGATTTTGCACAAAGCGGGTATTGCCTTTATCGTTTTTCACAACGCCTTCCTCTACTGATTTGATACCTTCAGTTGTGCGCTTAGCTTGAGTGCCAGCCGGTACGATTAACTGCCAGTTCTTGTCCCAAAACTCTTTGACGCCTTCGCCTTTGTCTTTCTTGGCCAGTGCGCCGAGAAGTCCTGGGTTCTTTGCGCCATCGCCGAATAGGAGAGTCATTGCAGGTGAGCGGCGGAATTTGTTCTTCTGGTCTCGCTCAAAGCCTTTCTCGTCCTTGCCTTCAATATTTGTCCAGGCCTGGATTTGATCATAGAATGGGATATGGTCGGTTTCCTTCATGCCGATGAATTGGCCGAGGGTTGCCTGCACACCCCATGCGGTAGCGCCCATTGCAATGAGTTTACCCATATCATTGGCGGCTAGTCGGTAGTTGCCATTCTTCACATCCTTAATAGGCTTAAGACCCATACGAATAAGAAAGCCAGCTTGCTTGCCATCAAAGGTCGCCAGTTGGGTAAGAGTACGCATACCGGGCCCGTTAAAGGCTGCAGGTGCATCTACCTTACTGGTGATGAACTGAGTGTCAACTGTCGCCTTAGTACCGTACTCCATTGCTTTCTTTTGTACGAAATCTTGAGCTGCCTGGCCAGTCAAACCAGCTTCATTTGCCCATCGCTCCCACTTGGCACCATTAAGCTTGAGGCCCTTAGCTTTAGCGCCGGCGTAAGCTTGGGCGCGCATGATGTTGTCCATTGTAGACACCATCGACATGAGCCCATCAGACACCTTATCGAACGCTTTGCCGGCCTTGCTTTGAGTTAACCCTTTAAGGTCTTTAAGGCCTGTACCCTCATCAAGGACGCCGGAGAGTTTAAGCTCTTTACGACCTTCCTTGCTTGCGAGCATACGTGCACCATTCACCATGCCGACACCTGCCCATTTAGGGTTGAGGTTACCAACTGTAGCAATCTCCTGGGTCATCTGGCGTAGCGCAGTAAGCGGAGACAAACCAAGCGTAGCCATTGCATTTACTGCCCGGATAGCGCCGGTAGATTTCTTAAATGCGTTATGGCCGAACTGAGAGTCGAAAGCTTTCTCAATGTTGCTTTGGTTCTTACCTTTTATCTGGTTGATGTAGTTGTCGAGGAATCCGGCGTAAGCTTCAAAGTTTTTATGCTCTGCTGACGCCAACTTAAGCTGAGTGCTAACGCTCTCGATCTTGCGGAGTGGCGGCTCGATATACTTGGCGCGGTTGATACCGTCAAAGTAAGTGCCGAGCACCTTCCAGACGTCGCGGCTATATTCCTCATCGCCCTTCTTGCGCGACTTGAGTGAACCAATGCCGAGATCACCTTTAGCTATTTGAGACTCGTCAAACAGGTTAGCAAGGCCCTTGGGATCATTCTCTCGCATATGGGGGAAGTAAAACTCTTTAACCGTACCAAAGCCATTCTCTTTGAGCCAAGGCTTAACCTCATCAAGCATTTGGCGCACCTCTTTAGCGGCCGCCTCATGCCCAGGGATGTTGAAGTCTTTACGCTTACCCTCCCAGTAATCGATAAGGTTGTCTAACACCTCACGATTATGAGCATCTTTACCAAGCATCTTTTGTACGTCGCCGAGGCGTTTTGCTACCTCTTCATTGGCCACAGCCGCCTTGCCCGTACCGTTCACTACCTCGCTGAATAGCCCGGCGTGTTCGGTGTTGAGTCCACCTTTATCAAACATCACACTAGGCGAAGTCATACGAGCTAGAGCCATTTGAGTATCGGAGATCCTGCTAATACTATCTTTGGCGTGTTCAAAATCATTGACGTCTAGCTGGTTAGCTAGCTCCTTCTTGAGAGTCTCGCCGTTACGCTCAAGGGCGATCTTTAGCTCTTCTGGATTCTTGGCCTTTGACACCTCCTGTAGTGCGTATGTAGTCTTGCCATCGTACTTGTTAGCTTCTGCAAGGTTTTGCTCGGCCAGTTGGCGGTGCTCTGCAAGCTTAGTCTCATCTACTTGGCGGAAGGTCTTTGGGTCGCTATGGATTAACTCATTAGTGTCTGCTACGATCTCTTGAGCCCGCTCGTCCACCCGCTGCTTCATTGCATTAAGTTCTTGCACTTGAGGCAAGTCACGTGCGCGGGTCTCCTCTAGTTCTTGCAAGTCCTTAGTGTATTGCTCATCTAGGCGTTGTCGCTCAATCTCCTGACGCGGGCCAGGCATATCATTAACAGCTGCGAGTCGCTCTTTATAGGCTGCATCCATTTGAGCATGTGCCTGGTTGTAAGTGTTGTCGTTCATCAAGTTTTCAAGCTTAGCGTCGATCTCGCGCCCCATGTCGGCTGCTTGCACAGCTGCGTTGCGCACATCTTTCGGCATTTGCTCATCACCAAGGATTTGACCAATAGACTCAACGCCTTCTCGTTCGCGGAATACATGATCAGGCAAACCGTCTGTCTTGCCGCTATCGATATTATCGAGGTATTCTTGAGCCGTCTTACTGTCGTTAGGCAAGCCGTTGTTCTCAAAGTCCTTGCGGGCTTGGGCTAATTTCTCGTCTACCTGCTTACGAAACTCAGGATCGGCCTCATATGCCATCTTCTCTTGCTCGGTTAAGCCTTTAGGTGTCTCACCCGGCTTAAGGTCTTGGTTAAGTCGAGCAATCTCTTCAGGACTCTTTGGCCCGTTGACCTCGTCGTTGATGTCGTCTAGCGGGTTGCGTCCACGATTAAGAGATTCAGCTTCACGTTGAGCTTTCAATTCTTCTGACTGTCGGCGGTATAGCTCGGCGTTAATCTCTTTGTTTTGAGGATCCAGCGCACTAGCTTTATTCAGCTCTTCATTACTTAAGCCTGCATATCGGCTCTCTGGCTGCATTGTAGATACCTCTGTAAGCTCATGAGAGCCTGTCTGAGCGGCTTTAGCGTCCGAGTTGATATCTAACCCATCTTCGCTAGTTTTAGCGCTTGTAGGGGTTTCTACGGCGTCACTCTCGCTGCGCAGATTAGCGTCTTCCGCACCCTTGCCGCGGAGTTTGCCGATTCCGTAGCCTAGGCCTTCGAGGCCACCCTGGAAGATTGCGCCAGTAGCAGCTTGCTCTCCGGCTTTTTGCCAGGCCTTATTGATGTCACCTGTCTTGCCGTATTCTTGCAAGAAACCCTGAGCGGCGTTTGCACCACCTTGAGCAGCCACCTCTTTAGCAATTTGGCCAGCTAATGCTTTACCTGTTAGTTCAGCGCCGTCCACTGCTAGGCGAGTAGGGTTGAGAAAACCAGTAGCGGTACTAGCCGCATCAAGAGCGTCGCCAGTAATGGTGGCCCAGTCACGAGCATCGCCCTTGCCCTGGCCAATACGATCACCAGCCTCTTTAGCTTTAGTAGTATCCTCAATGTTCTTACCAGTAATATCCTTTTGATCACGTATCCACTTACGAGCACCTTCTGCGGAGTCCATAATAGCCTTACCGGCCTTCGCGTTAGTGTCTTGGTCGAATGCGTTTACAAGCTGGTTAGAGGCAAGAGCCGCCGCCTCGCCGGTATCTACAACTGCACTAGCCGCCTTACCTGCCGCCTGTTGAATGCCTGCGCCTACGCCTTTGGCTGTATCGCCAAGCCATTTAAGGCCATTACCTAGCCAATCGTTTTTCTTCTTTTCTTCTTCTTCTTTCTTTTTCTTTTCTTCTTCTTGACGCTTCTGTTCCTGTTGCTGCTTCTGCTCTTCTTCGTAGGTTAGTGAGCTATCGGGGTTCCAGCCATTATCGTAGCGGTTGCCCTCTTCATCGGCGCGGACTTGACTCCATCGGCCGCCATATATTTGCTTCCATTCATCTTCAGTCATTTATATCTCCTCTCTTATCCGTAGTAATATGCTTTCCATGCATCGCCACCGCGTTGGTTCTGGGGCACGTACTTCCAGAAGTCGCTTGCAAACTGGCTAGTATTGCCGCCTGCGCTTCGGTAGGCATCGCGGGCTAACTGGAATATCGCTGGGCTAATGTTACGGCCACTTTGAATAGCACCTGCAATAATACCTTGGGCTGCTGCGTTCGGGTTGATAGCTCGGCTTCCGCCTCCGCCACCACCTCGTGCATAGCTTACGCGACCACCTCCGCCGCCTCCTCCGCCTGAGTAGCGGGCCGCACTAGCAGCTGCCGCCTGAGCACGGTTAAGGGCGTTCTGGCTAGCCGTAAATGCTTGAGTAGCTTCACGTTCGCTGCGCTGGAAGTTTCGGTTCTTCTCATTCTCGCCTGCGGTAAACTCTTGGCCAGCAAGCATTTGGTTCCAGTTGTTAAGGTCCGACTGTTGACGGTCTACGCGGCCTAGTGCATTTGTACGTAGTTCTTTGTCTAGGTCGGCTAGCCGTCCTTGGAGTTGTAGGCCTTCATCGTTTTGCTGAAAGTCAGCTTGCATCAAAGCGGGGAGCGTCTTCTCGGCTTCGTAGCGGGCTTGCTCATGGGCTGGTATACCACTAAACGCTAATCCTCTACCTGTTGCTTGGTTATTAATTGCGTTATAGGCGTTACCGCGGGCTGCATAAATACCGGCACGTTGGGCGTCATACTTTTGCCCCAGATTGCCGATTTGTTGATTGATGACATTGCGCGACCCTTCATAAGCGGGGTTTAAGTCACCGATCGACTCTTGGATTGTTTGAACTTTAGGCGCTGTTGCCATCGTCTATCTCCATTAACTAATATTATTCTGGTATTCGTAAATACGAAACATCAGATAACCTGAATCTATCCCAGTAGGTTGGCCGTATGATGAATTGTCGACCTCTACTATCGGGGTTATTTTATCATGCGTAATTTCTAGGAAGCCCAAGAAGTTTAAACCACCGTTCATACCAGCCCCGCGAGACTGCCACCTTGTGTTGATCGAGTGACGAGTAAGGTAGTCATACGCTTGGCGGCTGCCTGGAATATCGAATGACTCTCCACGAATGCGCCACTTTGTCCTAGCTGGGGCGACGCCTTGTACGCGTATCTGAGTCTCTATAACACGAGGCAAACAGAAGGCAAACTTATCTGAGTGAAATACCCATGGATGATCTGTCTTTACAGGTATAAGCTGTAAATCATACTGGAGAAACTCGCCATGTACCGCAGCCTGTTCCATTGTTGCATTCAGCTTAATAGTGTTTGCGCCATGGTCATAGGTTGTATAGAGCGATATTGGGCCGGCAGATGAATCTACCAAACCTCGCACACCCCTAAACACGTAAGTGCCGCGAACTAGATATTTGCCAGTTAATCCGGAGGGTATCTCTAATATTGAGACATTACTGCCTGGCGTCATATTCATTGTACCAGTTAATCGTTTAGCGATTATCTCACACTTACCGGTCGATCTAAACAGAAAGTTCTTGTCTCTATGATATACCCTATAATGCACTGTACCTTTAAAGCGAGCGCCGCCGAACTGAGGGGCTTTAGCAAACCAAAGCTTACCGTTCTCAGCAAATACATTGAATTGGTCATATGGTGAACGCCCGTATATCCAGGGTTGATTTGGATATTCTAGCCAAGCACTGAAGTAATCGCCGTCCTCTATATCGTCAAGCGCGGTAGTTGTAGGCAAGCTAACATCAAGCTCTTTACTACCCTCTTTAAAGTTGGTTGGATACCAGAAATCGCTATGGAATATAAAGTTATCCGGGTTGATCATCGTACTGTAGTTTCCTCTACAACATCTTTACCGGGTATAGTGATTGCGATAATGTCATGATCCCCATTAACGGGGCGGCCGATTAGAAGTCGGCGCGTCCCCGCTGAGTCTTTACTCGTCTTAGTCCGCGATTCGTTTTGGAGTTGTTCAAAGTTCTTATTAATCGTATTGACCAATGTCGCATCATCCATCCCAGGCGTTAGCTGAATAAGAGACAACATTACAGCTTCTCCGTTACCTGGACGTGCACCTCACCATCAAAGGAGAGATTCCAGGGGAAAATGTTACCGCCTGAGATAAAGATCTTACCATCTCGCTTCTCACCGTTTACTACTAGGTGGCCCGAGTAATGGCCGAAGTAGGTACAGGTAACGATAATGTTATCGATTGTACGTCCTACAGGTGCGGGAAAGCTCCCAAGACCTGCGCGGCGACCACTAGCTTCAATAAGCAAACCGACGTGCCCTGGGCCGTTATGGTCGTTCTGTGTACCTGTAACAGGGATAGTACGACTATAGGTCTTAATACCGCCCATATCGGTTACTGTCCATCCGTTATCGTCAATGTATTGGCGGAGAGCTAGCTTATCTTTAGTAATTGAATTGTCGGCGATCTTCTCACGAGTCACTGCCGAGTTTTTGAGGTTAGCGGCATCAATGTTACCGTTAAACTCATTGTAGATAGTACCAAAACGGTTATTGAGGTCATTCGCCACCGCCTCAGTACCATCTTGTAATTGTGAATAACTAATTAATCCCATTTATAACCTCTTTGCTTTATAACTAAATTGTGCACCAACAAAGGCCACGCGGTTTTCTACACCATTGCGGAATACGCGTAGCTGCCAGTATCGTGCGTAACCTGAGTAGCTTTGTCGCTTTGGCTTAAACGACTTACTACCACCGTAGAGTGTACCGTCACCCCACTTAAATTGTCCCCACCGTGCACCATTGACGGAGAGCACTTGCTCTTTAATCTTTGGCGCATCAGCGAAGTCTTTATCCATTGCGAGGCCCACTTTAAATGTGGAGTCAACGCCCTGGAAGATCGGGTAAAAACGCTTAAGTCGCTTACGCTGCATTGGGCTACCCATGCTATCGTACTTGAACCGGTATTCAAAGTCGATTGGTGCGCCCATGTCATGATAAACTTGCGTCTCGGCGTAGTAGCTCATCCCCACATAAGAGTTGAACACTGCGAGCTGTCCACGGTCATCTGCATCATCGTAGTAGATCGCGCGGTCTCCGTAAACACCAGTATCGTATTCAATATCCTTTAATGGTTTGTTGTAGATGATACAGGTGTCGTTAACTGTCGAACCGCTGGAGGCCAAGTAAAAGCGTATCTCGTCTTTATACTTGGTAGCGTCTATATCGGTGATGCGTGGACATCCATCGATTAATGGAGTGATAGCATCTGAGATACGAACGTCACTTGAACCGTTAAACATAAACAGCCCGGCGTCACCTACAAAGTAGATTGCGTTCTCATCCTGTACTACTCCACGCCGTGCAATAGCGCCTTTAAAACCGGTAGACTGCCGCATATTAAATGAGGCTTCGTCATACCCGCTGATGATATATTTACCATCTTGGGTAAAGACCACTAAGTTGTCCTGGAATGAACAAAGCTTGACTACTGGCGAACCGTTGAATGGACGCGGAATAGTGAAGAAACTCGTGCTTCTCCATTCGTTGTACCATTGCTCACTTGGCTTAGTCGGTACCCTACCTGTCGGATCCCATGCGGGGTTGCCGGGGGCTTCTGAGAACCTAATCGTGTTAGGTAGACCGGCTACGACGCCCCACATACGGTCTTTATGAAACATCACCTCGCGGAGTACTGGTAGTTCAGTATCTACAATACGGCCAACGCCTGTATCGATAATCTCCACATCGTCAATCCAGAAGTCCTCACCAGTTGAGACAAACTCAAGGCTAGTGACATCTAGTTCGGGCCAGTAGTAAAACTCGTGGGTATCCCATGAGGTTGTCATCTGCTTTTGGTAGCCTGCAATTGGGCGTAGTTGAGTATTGACACTTACGAATACTTGAGACGTACCAGCTGCACTAACTGAAGAAAACTTAATCTTATAGCGTTTACCCTTAGTGAGTTGAATATCACTCTTGGTATAGCGTTGTCCACCACCTGTAATCTTAAGCGACGCAGGGGCTGATTTATACACTGTAGTATCTCGCGTCACGCTACCCTGCCATCGCACGCTTGGGAGGCTAAAATTGCCGTTGTCTACGATATTGGTGCGATCTTGAGGCGGCGTACCATCCCAGTAACGTAGCTCATCATGCCCGTTAACCCAAAACATCTTGCCGTCACCATTAGCAAAGCTATACTCGCTAGCTTCTGATGATAGGCCCGACATAATCTCGCGCCACTTACCAGCTGCCTCATCTGCATAATAGAGCGTATTGTCATATACTGCTACAGTACGGTTGTTGCGGTTATCTAGGTTAAAGCGATACGCACCTTTAAGCTTCTTCTCAGGTGCTGTAAATAGCCTATAACGTAGCATCTTGCCAGTAATAGGGGTA